TCCCGGACGCTTGCCACGTGGCCCCAGCTCTTTGCGAGTGCGAGGACCGACACCCGCCCCGACCTTGGCAACAACAGTTCCGCTGCGGTACTTCTTGATCTTGCTTCCGATTGCCTTGCGGACGCTCGGCTGTGGAATCTCGCCGCGAATGGCCTTACTGACGTGAGACAAGCCGGCCCGAAGTCCGGACATGATGGCCTTGTCGGCCACCTTCCCGGCCATCTCTCGCAAGAGAGCATCGAGGGCCGCGTCGCCTGTCACGTAATCAGCCAACCCGCACCTCACTCCCTCGGAGGTCGCGTGCAGTCGGAACAACCGTCTCATGGAATCCTGACTCACGGGTCCGGATCGTGAATTCCGTGGCCCCGGTGTCTGTGTACTCCCATGCCAAGTCGCCGTATCCCATTGCCTCGACTTTGTGGACCTGCCCAGAAGCGGTGATCGTGTCACCGACCTCCGGCAGAACCAACGCCCCAATGTCGGTCGCCGCGATTCGCCAGACAGCCACCATGACAACGGATTCGGAACCGCTGCCCTCGATGGTTTCCGGCCTGCGCGACTGTTTAACCGCCTGAGTAATCGAGAGAGTCGTAGCCCCCCGTGAGTAGGTCACGAACTGACCGGAGATTCTCCGATTAGCCCGCAGACCCGCACTCACAGAGGACTCGCGACTGGAAGGCATGGATTACGTTTCCAGAGCTTCGGTGTTGACGATGGCATCGCTGACGATCAGCCGCATGCCATGCACGAACTCTGGATACGGAGCCTCGGCACCGGTCGGACTGGTTGCCGTGCGCGACTTCTGAAGCTGAGTCCATGACCGATGCGACATGAACGCATGGGTAGGTTTGGAGCCGCTCGGGAACGCCGCGTACAAGTCCGACATGAGCGAGTCAGTCAGACCCTTTCCGCTGTCAGCAGTCAGGTTGCAGATGCGGCCCGCCGAGTATTTGCCGCCGGTCTGAAGGGTTGCCCAGAACGATGCCGGGGTCCAGTAGCCGGAGTAATACTTGTCAGCTCCGTCTTCCTTGAGACGAACAACTTCGGTGTCACCGACCTGAATTTCACTCGTGATGAGAGCCAGATCGTCGAAGCCCATTCGGACAGCCCACACCGACGAAGCCGTATCAGCCGTGGTTCCGCCTGCGTCGATTGTCATGTCATCGGCGAGAGCGTCCAGATACGCCGACTGGAGCAGACCAGCAAAGCCGCCGGACACACCGTAGGAAGCGGTGCCGTAGAAACAGCACTTTTCCAGCGTGTGCATGATGGTCCGCATGCGGAACAGGCCCTCGCGAGCGATGTAGGCTTGAGCCCCACCGCGCCGCCATCGGTCTGCGACCGCCTTATCTACCACCCAACCGGCTTCGACGATCTTCATCGCCGAACTGGCCACGCTGTCGGTGCCTTCGGTGTTTTCGGCACCGGCGTTCTCAGTGCGGAACCCGACAGCCGCGTTAGCGGTGCGGACGTTCCACTTGTGGGTTGTGCCGCCGTCTGCGCTGTCAAAGTTCGGGAGCAACGCAACCAGCGGAGCCCCATCGGTCACGTTGATCGTGCCCGTCTGCGCGACGTCGAGAGCATCAGCCACGAAGTCCGCGATACCTGCGTAAGCACTAGCCAAGGGTCACCGCCTTTCAGTTGGTGTTGTTCTGGATGGACGCGAGAGCCTCACCGAGGGAACGCCCCCACTGATGGACCTGCTTCTTCGGCTTGTCGCCGGGAGCAGCAGCCTCTGAGAAAGACGCGGGCGACTTCTCGGAGTCGTCGAGAGACGCGAGCCGCTCGTTGAGCTTGCGAATCTCCTCTTCCTTGCTGGCGAGTTGCTTCTTCAGCGTGTCGTTGTGCATCTCGACAGCCTCGGACCAGTCCAGACCGGCCAGCAGCCAGTCGGCACCGTCCTTGTCTCCAAACGCCTCGCGATACCGCTTGAGCTGGTTTGCGAACTCACCCCGCGCGGCCTTCGGGTCCGCCTCGGGAGCAGTTTCATTTGCCATTGGTGTCTCCATTGGCGGACTTGGCCGAGCCTCTTTTACCTGTGCGACCGGCTCGGCCTTTGGTTCGCACGGGGTATAAGCACGCGAGACCCAATCAGGGACTCGGGAGAACTTCGCGGCAGGCAAAGAGGCACAAGCCGCGATCTGTTTGTTGGGGCTGATCTTGTCGACGAATCCCGCCGCAAGAGCCTCGCTTGCCGTGTACCATGTCTCCGCCTTCATGGCGGCGCGAATGGCTGTCTCAGGCTGTCCTGTGCGGTCTGCGTAGGCTTTCGCTGAAATATCCGTCAGCTTGCCGAGCGTCTCGGCTTCCTTTCGCATGTCGTCCGCATTGCCGACGACACCCGACCACGGCTCATGAATCATGAAAGCCGCGTTTTCGGCCATCGTGATCGTGTCGCCAGCCATTGCGATGATTGAAGCGATAGACGCCGCGATCCCGTCGATATGCACGTTGACCTTGGCGGGGTGATTCTTAAGCGCGTTGTAGATCGCGTTGCCTTCGAACACTAAGCCGCCCGGCGAGTTAATACGCACGTCGATAGAGTCGACCTGCCCCACGTCTGACAGTGCCTGCATGAACGACTTCGCCGTCACGCCGTCAGCAAACCAGCTCGACCCGATCTGGTCATAAATCAGCACTTCCGCAGACTTGCCGCCCGCCTTCATGTGGATCGAGTTCATGCGTCACCTGCCATGTCTTCTGGGTCGTCTTCGCTGGTCTCTGCGACCGCTTTGGCCGGTTCTGGCATCGGCTTGTTTCCAGCCCGGTCGAACGTGATCGGAACGCCCATCGATGCCGCAAAATCGCGAGCCTTTTTGATGTTGCGGACGTTCTCTTCGAACTCGCCCATGCCACGCTTTTTGCAAATCGTGTAGGGGTCCGAGAGACCGGCACCAATAGCCGCAAGGTCGCCGTCGATTTCCTTCGAGGCATCCCACCACGGCATACCGCGGTGAACCCACTCGAAAGCGATATCGCCGACGGTCATTCCTGCAGGCAGCGTCAATTCGCCGCTGATGATCCACTGCCGGAGCTTCCACACGGTGACTTGCCGCAGGAGGTTTTGAAGGTCGCGAATTTTGGAGATGAGCGACCGCTCATAGACCATAAACCCCGCTTTGCCGCCAAAAAAATTGGTATCACCCGTATCGAATAGACCATAGGGCAGGTCCAATGAGGTCAGAGCAAGCCGGATAACCAGCTTGATAAAGTCCTGCGTAGCCGCTCCGGGGTTGTCGCTCTTGAGAAACTCGGCTTTGTCGCCGGGGTCCATTTCGAGCTTGATCGGACCTTTTTTGAAGTCGACCTCGTAGCCGTCCGACTCATTGCCCGTCGTGTCGCCGGTCGCCTCGGTCGCATCTCGCGTGATTGCCAGTGCAAATAACTGCTCAACCTTCAGCTTGGCGAGAGCGAGGTCGATAGCCTCGTACACATCCTTGAAGCTGTTGATGGCTGCAACCAGTGGCGAGATGCCGCGAACTTGGTCGAACCGCTCGAAGTGGGCATAGTGCAGCATCGACGCCGCCGAGACGTTCTTCTCGTGCTGAAACTGCCCGCCGTTGATCCGCTTGTGAATCGCGAACTCAACCGGCCTGCCCGCCTTATTGATGCGCACGCCATTGACCCATTGCGTCGGGTCTTCCATCTTGGACGGGTTGCGAACTCGGTCATACTCAATCGGCTGAAGCACACCCTCGGACAGCTTCAGCAGAAACACATCGCCGTCCGTGACCTTGGCCTTTTCGACCATACGGATCAGCTTGGCGAACTCGTGCCGCCCGGTTGCCTCGCAGTTGGCCGGACGTGACCAGACAGACATCAGGGATTCTACCTGTGCGTCAAACGCATCAATGCCCGTACGGCACTGGAAGTTGAACTCGGTCAGGTAGTTCAAGTGCTGGCGAATCACCCAACCGACGAGAGCAAAGTTGCGGGACAGGTCGCGGGACTGAGCAACCACCTGCCGCGCATTGTTTGGTCGAAGGTGATCGTCCTCCGACTTGAGAACCGACGAGACCGTTCGCCGCTTGCCGTTTTGATCAACAGCGTCGTAGCCGGTCGCCGCGAAGTAGGATTGAGCCCAGCCCAGAGCCCTTGGCGTCTCTTGGATCATGTGCCCCCCAGATTGACGGAGGACACAACCGGACGCCGACGACTTCCGCCAGTCGCAATCGCGATCTGTGCGTCAAGGTCCGCAATTGATTTGCGCAGCTGTGCCGGGTTTTGAAATGTCGTCGTTTCGCCACCGACCGAGACTGTCAACACGCCTGAATAGAGAGCGTCCTGAAGTGTCGCGAGTCGCGTGCGGAGAACGGTTAAGTCCTGACAAGCTGCCATGTAAGGCAGTGTCGGAGGTTTTGGATTAACTCATAGATGAGCGGTTCGACTGTCGAACTAGAGCATCGTGGCTATCGAATGTACCTCTTGACGCTGTACCGCTGTGGGCAACTCCGGCAGGTCGTGTAGAACCATTCTACTCGCTTATACGGGTTGCCGTCACTGTCGATTCCGCCTTGCTCAAGCGCTCGATGTACGCCCTGTTTCGGGCCTCGCTCGGTCGAGCCGCAACCGGGGCAGGCTGCTGGGTGCTCGATCACCTGCGGGACTTCTCGGGATGCCACTACAACAGGCTGCTCACCTTCTTGCGGTTGGGCCTTGCTGGTGGGACTGCTCGCACCGGCGCGAACGCCAGCCGCCCCGTGATCGACAGCGCCACGATAGCGCCGCAAGTCGTGTCCAGAAGGTGGTTGTCGGGTCTTGTGGGTCGCGGCTTCCATTCGTAGACGGTTCCGTAGGGGCCTTCAGTCTTCACCGGGTACTCGCTCTCACAGAGCTGATCACAGTATGCCCGGTGGTCTCCATTCAGCAGTTCAAACGAGCCGTCCCCGCCTGTCGGCGAGGCGATGCGGCTGTGCAG